CCCTATGTCTTATCGCATTGACCACGCATATTGCTGGTATAATAACGGCAGTATGATTGTGAAAATGTATTTCATCAATCACGTTCCTTTTACGTTTGATGAACTACCAGAAGGTCATTTGCAAGATGAAGACTTGCGTAGAATAGCAGATCAGAATAGATCGTTTGAAATAGAAGACCTATATCAAACTTCTTTTTATCTTATAGCAGAAGAAGCGCATCCTTGTCTCTTCCCAATGGATCTAGAAAACCCAGAAGACATGCCTGATGATGTGGAATACGAATATAATGAGGAGGATTTGCCCAGCTAAATAGAACATAGAAATATTCTGATCGTAATAATCCGATGCCTCTTAATAAATTAGATAATTTTATCAAGAATACTGAAGGTCGCATTCTCTATGTAAATCCTAACGATCTTGAAGCAACAGATAGCATTGAGAATCAGGGAAATTCTCTTGCCAAACCTTTTAAGACGATTCAAAGAGCTTTAATTGAGTCTGCAAGATTCTCATATTTGAAAGGTAATAATAATGATGCGATTGAAAAAACAACAATTCTTCTATTTCCTGGAGAACATGTTATTGATAACAGACCAGGATTTGCGATTTACGATGATCCTGCACTAGGAGTAAGAGTTAAATCACCATCTGGAACAATCTCTCCTCCAGAACAAGAAATTGCACTAAATTTAGATTCTAATTTTGATTTAAATCAAGTTGGAAACATTCTTCACAAATATAACAGTGTTTTTGGTGGAGTTATAGTACCAAGAGGTACATCTTTAGTTGGTTTAGACTTAAGAAAGACAAAAATTAGACCAAAATATGTACCAAATCCAACAGATTATAATGTACCAGCATCCGCTATTTTTAGAATAACTGGTACATGTTATTTCTGGCAGTTTAGTATATTTGATGGAGATGAAATCGGAACAGTTTTTACAGATAATGTTAATTTTTCAGAGACAAATCGTTCAAAACCAACATTTTCTCACCATAAACTAACTTGTTTTGAGTATGCAGACGGCGTAAATTCAGTATCAGGATATAGTTTGACTGATCTGGATATGTATTATGCTAAATTATCAAATGCATTTAGTTCGATAAGAGATATTTCAGAAAAATATCCAGAAAAACCAAATGGATTTGCTAAACAGAGAGCTGAGTGGGAGATTGTCGGTGCTTTCGCTTCTGATCCACTATCGATTGCCAGAATTGAGTCTGGTAGTGGTGGAACAGCAGGTCCTGTAATTACAGTAACTACACTTTTGGAGCATGGATTTAATGAAGGAACACCTATTAAGATTAGAGGTGTTGGTGAAGCAGATGGTGTTGATGATTATAATATTTCCACAAAAGTACAGAGTGTTATAAATCCAAATACTTTTACATACTTATTACCATTCGTTCAACCAAACTTATTAACCTTACCTGATGTCAGTGGTGCGACCGTTACTATTGAAACTGATACTGTTTCTGGTGCTTCACCCTATATTTTCAACATTTCGCTAAGATCTGTTTATGGCATGAACGGTATGTTTGCTGATGGCAGCAAGGCAGATGGATTTAGATCCATGGTTGTTGCACAGTTTACTGGTATTGGATTACAGAAAGATGATAGAGCCTTTGTAAAATATAATCAAGTAACTAGAACTTATGACTCAATTTCTATAAGTAAGAAAACAGGAACTGAGTTATCATCTGGTTCATCCTCTTTAGACAAGGAAAAGGTTTATCACTTAGATTCTAATGCCATTTACAGAGATGGGTGGGAGACTAATCACGTTAGAATGGCAAACGATTCAATTCTTCAAATTGTATCTGTATTTGCTATCGGTTTTGCTAATCACTTTAATGCAGAAAGTGGTGGAGATGCCTCAATTACAAACTCAAACTCAAACTTCGGACAATTTTCTTTAACTTCTTCTGGATTTAAAGAAAAAACATTTGATAAAGATAATAAAGGATACATTACTGCAGTTATTGGTCCAAGGGCAATTGATCTTGAAGAAAATGATATTGATTGGCAATCATTGGATGTTGGATTGACAACATCTGTTGGAATTTCAAGTCATCTGTATCTTTTTGGATTTAATAATTTTGATGATGCCCCACCAATTCTTACTCAAGGCTATAGAATTGGTGCTAGAAGAAATGATCAATTATATGTGAATTTAGGCAGTGGTATTGGCACATTTAGTGCTAATGTCTGCATGACTAATAATATTATTGGATTTGGAGTAACTGCACTAGGCACAAATGTTGCATATAAAAGTCATAAGGTAATATCTGGACCAACTAATAATATATTTACTATAGGTTCAAATAATATTTTGACTGGTGAGAGTCTCTTTATTACAAGTGATCAAGGTGATCTTCCCGAAAACGTAGTTGCACATAGAATTTATTATGCTATTACATCTTCAACAGATGGTTCTTTAGCAGCAACTGAAATTAAAATCGCATCTTCTAAAGCAAACGCAGATAATAATATTCCAGTCACTGTATATGGTGGAACCAATTTAAACATTGAGAGTAGAGTTTCTGATAAAAATTCAGGAGATGTTGGACATCCAGTACAATGGGACGCAAAAGTTTCAAACTGGTTTATACATAGCACTCACTCTAATTCGATCTATAATTCATTTGATACTTATGGAGTAGAATTGTTGGGTGAAAAAACTGATAATTCATTTGTTAAAAGATTTGACGACTCTAGAAGTCTTGATGAAAAACTTTATAAGATAAGAATTGTTGTACCAAAAGATGCAGACAATGCTAAGTCACCTGCGGAAACATTCATCATTCAAGAATCAAGTTCCACAGGTTACAGGAATGATGGGGATTCTAGTAGGGTAAGTATTGGCGCAACAGATCACGATTTTCTTAGAAACCCAAGATTCATTAGTACTTGTATTACTGGAACCACTGGTATTGTAACGGTAACCACTGAAAATCCACATAACTTGCAAATTGGAAATATTATCAAAATTAAGAATGTTAGAAGTACAACTAATGTTGGTGGTTTAAAAGATGTTGGATATAATGGCAAATTTGCCGTAACTGGAATTACCAACGATCATACTTTTAGTTATTCAGTTGTTGATGTCAATAATATTACACATAGTCCTGGAACATTTACAAGTAACACGAGTCAAAGAACAACAGCATTACCTAGATTTGAAAAAAATGATGTAAGAAAAAATTATTTTATATATCGATCAGAATTAATTCGTCCTTACATTAAGGATGTTCAGGATGGAGTTTATCATGCATACTTATTAAATTCAAATAATCATATATCACAAGAATTCGTAAATTACAAGTATGCACAAAATGTAACTGATCTTTATCCACAACTTGATAGAGATAATATTGATGATAATCCAAATGCATCTACAACTTTTGCATCGAGATTCCCACTTGGTGATACAACCACAAATGATCTTAAAAAGAGTCTTACAAAAGAAACTTTAGATATATTTTCTAAGGATTTTGGAGTTGGTATCGGAATTGTAGGAGTCACAACTTCATTCGCAACAACACAATATGGGACAACATTAATTACATTAGATCGTGAGCATGGATTTGCTGGAATCTCGACGTATAGTTCATTCTCTGGTGGTAGTGGATATAGACCAGGAACTCACTATAACGTCAAACTATTCAATAATGGAACTACAACCTGGGATGGTGCAACTGCTAAAGTAACTGTTTCTAGTGGTGGTACAATAACAGATGTTAAAATTATTTCTAGGGGATCAGGATATACTAATGGTGAAGAGTTAGATTTTGATACGACTGTTGTTGGATCTGCTGGTGTTGGTGCTGGATTGACAATTGCTTCAACAGGTATTTCCACAAATATTGGTGATGTAATCCAAGTTACTGGTATCGGTACAACAGGTGATGGATACTATAGAATCCAATCTATTCCATCTAAAAATCAAGTTTCTGTTGCAATTACTGTCGGTGATCCAAAAATTCACTCTGGACACTACATTGTTAATCTTGGACCATCTATTCCAATTTCTTCGGTTTTAGGTCCAATATCAGGAGTTACAACATTTACATCGTCTTTTGCACATAATCTTACTGCTGGATCTAAATTTAGATTAGTTGATACCAACCACAATAATCTTGGTGATTACTTTATAACTGAAAAACTTGGAATTTCTACTTTTGCTGTAGAAACTTCAAATTCGTTAAGTTCTGCAAAATTTATTCTAAAACACGGATTTTCCTCATCTGGTGCAGCAGCAGTTAATAGTTCCATTTCAGATGCTACATCAGAAAACTTAGCCACTAGAGGAACACTTTTTTACGACAATGAAAAACTATTTTTGGGTGCAACAATTGAATCTGGTTCAACAATTACAGTTTCTGGATCTGCAATTTGTGGTCTATCAACTTTAACGAGATTCCCACTTGGTTCATATATTCAAATTGATAATGAAATTATGAGAATCAGTGGATCTCAATTTGTGGGATCTTCGAATAATGAAATATCAGTTATTCGTGGTGTTTTTGGAACACTGAAAGAAGTTCATGGCACAGGGTCAATGGCTAGAAAAATTAAGCCATTGGCAATAGAACTAAGAAGACCATCAATTATTCGTGCATCTGGTCATACATTTGAATATCTGGGTTTTGGTCCTGGCAACTACTCAACTGGTCTTCCACAAGTACAAGTTAGAACTTTAACTGAAAAAGAATCATTCCTTGCACAATCTCAAAAGAGATCTGCTGGAGTTGTTGTATATACTGGAATGAACAGTGATGGTGATTTCTATATTGGTAATAAAAAATCTAGTTCTGCGACAGGATTGGAAATTACATTTGAAGTTCCTATTCCAACTGTGACTGGACAAGAGACTGGTCGTTTGAGCGTCGTATTTGATGAAGTTCTTGTCAAAGAGAGGATAAGAGTTGAGGGTGGTAAATCTGGAACTGTTCTATCACAGTTTGATGGTCCTGTAACATTCAACAAAGAAGTTAGAATCAGAAACAGTATTTCAATTACAGGAATCGTTAAGATCACTAACAATACTCAATCAAATAGTAAGACAACAGGTGCTTTGGTTGTAAGCGGTGGTCTTGGAGTTGATGGGAAAACAACTCTAGATGATATTGTCACAATCAATACTGGTATTATTCCTGATGTTGATAAGGGTGCCTATATTGGTACAGTTGGTGGTTCTTTTGATGAAGCGTACATTGATGGGGTTAGAATTGGTGTCGCGGGGACGACAACAATTGATACAAGAGGTGGTAATCTTGTTATCAATGCTGCAATTGGAAGTAGCGTTTCAATCAGCACAAACACAACGATTAGTGGTGTTCTTAACGTAAGCGGTGATATTACTGCATTCTATACATCCGACCAAAGATTGAAGGATAATATTGTTGCAATTGATGATCCTTTAGCAAAAGTACTCTCCATTAGCGGAAACACTTATACTTGGAATGAAAAATCTGGTAAATCTGGAAATGATGTTGGTGTAATTGCACAAGAAATTATTAAAGTTCTACCTGAGGCAGTTACAACTAGAGATAATGGTTATCTAGCTGTTGATTACCAAAGAATTATCCCACTCTTAGTCGAAGCAGTAAAAGAACTTTCTGATAAGGTTGAAAGACTTGAGCAAAAACTAAAAGATAAATAACTAAAAACCATATAAGATGTCAAATTACAAAAAGTCGTTTAACTTTAGAAATGGAGTACAAGTTGATGACGATAATTTTATCGTAAACGCAAATGGTTTGGTTGGAATCGGTACTTCAATTCCAACAGAATTTTTAGATGTGAGGGGCACAGCAAAAGTTGTTGGTGTAGCGACGATTAAAACTCTTTGGGCAGAAAATGCTTATGTCGCTGGAGTTTCCACAGTAGTTTCGACATTGAGAGTAGGTATCGCTTCAATATCTAATGGTATTATAACTGCCACAAGCACTAGTGGAGTTTTAACTTATTTTGGTGATGGTGGAAAACTTTTGAATCTCCCAACATCACAGTGGATTGATGTTGATCCTGGATTTGGATATACAAGCATATATTCAGCTGGAAATGTTGGAATTGCAACAACTTATCCAAACTTTTCTTTACAAATTGGTGGAAATCCAAATAATTCACAACAAGGTGTTGGAATTAATTCGACAGGAAATATTCAAGCAACAGGTATTTTAACAACTAGACAACTTAAATTTGTTGGAGATAATGCTGGAATCATTGGAGTTACATCAATAATTGCAAGTACAACAGAAGCTCTCCTCAGAGTAACTCAACTTGGTTCTGGACTTGCACTTTTGGTAGAAGATTCTGGTTCTCCAGATAGCACTTCTTTTGTGATTAATGGATCTGGTAGAGCATTCATTGGTACAACTGGGGATACTTCAGCGATTGATGGTATAACATTTTTTAATTCTCACGCAAGATTTATTTCAACAATTACAGGAAATACCGCAGCAGACGGTATGTTGATTGGTGAAGGTCCATTAGATAGTGGATTCCAAAGTATCCTATCTTATGATAGACCTATTAAAATAGAAACAAGAGGATCTAAAGATCATATTTCACTGATAACAGACCCATCATCTAATGTTGGAATAGCAACGACAAATCCAACATCAAAATTTACTGTAAGTGGTGATGTTTTGATATCTGGCATAACAACTGTCTCTGAATTGAAAGCATCAATTTCTACAGTTGGTATTGTAACAGTTACTGAGTACTTCCATGTTGGAACTAGTGGTACAATATTTACAGTTTCTAATAATGTAAAACTGGGAATCGGTACAAATAATCCAACATCAGAGATTCAAGTAATTAAACCAACCTCAACATTACTTGAGGTCATTTCAACTGGTCAAGATTCAAGAATTAGTGTTGGTCAATCTGTTGGCGTAGGTCGCAGTAGTGGTTATATAAGATTTGGATCTCCTGGAAAGACTTTTGATATTGTTAATAACGATACTGGTAATTTTAATTACATATTGCATGGTGGATTACCAGGTATAGGCACAGGTGCTTGGAAATGGATTTATGGACAAACCAATTCTGAATTAATGACATTTACTTATGATGGTAAATTAGGTATTGCAAATCCATCTCCAGAGCATAGATTGCACGTTGTAGGCACATCAACTGTGACAAACTCTGCATTCTTTGGTAGCAATATTAGCGTTGTTGGAATCGTTAGTGCATCTACAGTAGTTGTAAATACGCTAACAATTAATGCTCCAACTCTTGATAATATTAATCTCAATGTTAATGTAGGAGTTTCCACACTTAACAAAATTGAAGCTGCTCAAGTATCTATTGCAAACTCTCTAGGAATTGGAACTGCAATTCCAATTGCAAATATTGATGCTAGAGAAAAAACTTTATTAGTTGGTGCTGTTGGAATTAACACTTCTGTTGAATTCTATAATAATCCTAATGCTGGAAGTTTGGTAGTTGGTGGTCAAGTTAATGTAGGATCTATTGGAATTGGAACAACTTCATTTAATTATTTAACATCTGGAGAATATGTTGCAGTTTATGGTCCTTTGGGGATGTTTAATAACGATATTAGACTTTATCGTGGAAATATTCTTGGAGATGATAATAGTAGCATAGGAATAGGAACAACTACAGTCAATTGTGCTGTTGATTTCGCCTCAGCTGGTCACGGTCTAGGATTTGGTGCTCAACAATTTAAAGGTAGTTTTGTTAGACTTCCACACGCAACTAGAACACAAAGAGTAGGATTTTTAACTGGGACTGGAGCAATATTTTATAACAGTACAGATGGCAAACATGAAGCTTATATTAATAATCAATGGGTAAATATTGGTATTCAAACTTCCGATATTAAAACTAATCAGATTACATCAACTGGTATAGCTACCATAACTAGATTGACTTTAACTGAAGGAACAGTAAGTGCTGCTCCACTTAAAATAGATCCTGGTACTAGCTTAACAACAGCAGAACGTGGTACTATTGAGTTTGATGGATCATTCTTCTACTCCACACCAGATATAATTAGTGGACGTGGTCAGATTGTAACTCAAAGAACATTCAGATTGACTTCCAATGGTTCAAACATTGGTTCAGCAATTTCAGATTTCTTTGCTAATGGTGGGATCAATCTTGCAGCGAATTCGGTTTATAAGATAAAGTTCCATACATATTTCACCAAAAATACTGCAGGAACAGCAACTTGGACACTAACAGCAACTTCGGCACCAACACTAATCTCTGGATATTATACTGGAAGTCCTATTACGGGTATTGCTGCAGGTGCTCCAGTAACTGGATACACTGGTTCTCAGGGATCTACCACTGCTGCTTTTACTGCAACAGGATCATTGACTGCTAGTGTTAATCATAGTTATATGTTTGAGGTTGAAGTAATAACAAACGCGGAGACAAGATTCAAATTACAGTTGACCCAGAGTGCAGGAACTGCTACACCACTTGTTGGTAGTTACTATACAGTTGAAAGAATATCTCAAACAGTTGGTTCATTCGCCTAATTAAACTTTATGAAAAAATTTATTGTTCTCGGTTCTGGAACCGCTGGATTGGTCGCTGCAACAATGATAAAAAAACGTTGGGGAGACCAAGTTAAAGTATCATTATACTACGATTCTAAAAAGAAAAATATTGGAGTTGGTGAAAGCACAACTCCGACAATTACTTATTTTTTAAAAGGATACTTAAAAGTAGATCTAAATGATTTTTTAAATGATACTGGGAGCACAATAAAATTAGGAATTAATTTTAAGAATTGGATTCCTGGGACAGAATACTTCCACGGATTTAGAGAAGTTGATTTCTCACCATCTCATTATCCTGAAAGTCTTTATTCTATTTTAACTGGAGTTTATGATGGTGGAATGAATTATTCCAAGGCAACATCAACATTACCAAGTCACCAATTTCATTTTTTACATGCGTTGCACATAGACACTCAAGCATTTTCAAATTATGTGCAAGAAAAAATAGAAAAAGAAATAGAAATTATTGATGACGTAGCAGAGAAAGTTAATATTGATGGTGAAAATATTCAAAGTATTATTTTCAAAAAAAGTGGAGAGGTAAAAGCTGATTTTTATATTGATGCTTCTGGATTCAATGCTGTTTTACTGAGGGAATTGAATCCCAAATGGAACGATATTTCTAAAAAATTGCCTATTGATAAAGCAATTCCACAACAAGTTCCATATGATTTTACAGAAGTGCCATCACATACGTTATCTGAAGCAACTAGTGATGGTTGGGTGTGGCAGATACCAATTGGAAAAAGGTATGGAACTGGATACCTATATTCCTCAAAATTTACTTCAGATGAAGAAGCAAGAGAAAAATATAACCAATGGTTGATTAAAAACTTAAATGCAGAGTTAGAAACTGATAAAATTATTCAGTATAAACCAGGATATTACAGTGAACACTGGATTGGAAATTGTATGGCAGTTGGTCTTTCTAGTGGGTTTGTTGAACCATTAGAGGCAACTGGTATCCATATCATTGTTCAACAAATGAAAGACTTTATTGAATATAATCCAACTCTTAATAACCTAAAATATAATAGGATGGAGTGCAATAGGCGTCATTCTAGTTTATACGAGGAAATCATAGAGTTTGTTTGCTTACACTATAACACAAATAGAACTGATTCTGATTTTTGGAGATATATGACTGAAAATAAAACAGATTGGGTTAGAGCATTTGACCAAAAATGTAGAGAGGAATTCTTAGAAGAATCTAGTATTAGAAGGGGGAAGGAGTTTTGGCATGTAGATAGTTACATTCAAGTAGCACAAGGTCTTAGAATGTTTAATCCCGATTCAATACAAAGATTTTTAGACTCTCTTCCAAACGGTGAGGAAATTTTAGAAAATTGTAAATCCAGATACACGGAGGTTAAAAACGCAAAAAATCGCAATTTGAGCGTACCTCACAGATCAGTTTTGTTCGGGAAATCTATGATCATTGATATAAATAGAGACAAAATTAGTTTTGTGTAAATGGCCGCCGCAGTATCTAAAGCTGGACCTTACTATTCTTCAGGACCAATTTCCTTTAGTTCTTTAAGGCAAAACTTTAGAGCACAAACTCGTAAGATAGCATCTAGTGCTAGTGAAACTTTTAATAGTAATGATATTGGACCAATTAGTGCTCTGAGTTTGAGAAGAAATATAACTACAACTGATACTAATCCGATTGTCCCAGATTCGACAGAGAATAGAACTTGTGGACCTTTAGGTCTTGGAATTACGACTGGAAATAATTTAGCAATATCTCAATTTAGAAATTCTATCAAATATTATTATATCACGCAAAGCGGAACTGAAACTTTTTTTGACATAGATACTCCTCCATCACCTGGTACTTGGAACAATAATCTATCTAAAAATATTCATAAGATAATTTTTATAGATGGTGAATGTGGTTCTAATATTGCAGCATCTCCAGCATCTTCATTTGATGCAACAGCGTACAATATGACAATTGATGTTCATGGAAACATTTATGGATCTGGAGGTAGAGGTGGTGGAACTGGTGGAGGTGCTCCAGATCCAGCTGGAGAAGATGGCGGAACAGCATTAACGATTGCATCCTCTGGTGGCAATAATATAGTTGTCGAAGTGAGGAGTACTGGAAAAATTTATGGCGGCGGCGGTGGCGGAGAACGAGGTAAGGTGGGTAATAATGGGCAGCCTGGCACGTGTAATGAATCATATACAGCGTCCAATTGTGGAGGATGTCCTGGATGTGCTGGCGGTTGGACTGAGGGTGGATGTTGGAGTGGTGGTGGATGTAATAGAAGACAAGAATGCAACTGGTGGGGGAACTGTTGGTGGGTAGATAGTCAATGGAATCACTATAGAACATGCTCTAGAACTTACAGTATTGCAGGTGGTAATGGTGGCGCTGGCGGATTAGGTGGTCCAGGTAGAGGGTACGCAAATCAATCTGGTTCTTTACTTGGACAGTCTGGTAGTCCTGGAGCTGGTGATAATGGTTGTGGTTCAACTGGAGGAATTCAGGGAGATACTGGAGGAGCAGGAGGAGAATGGGCAAATGATGGTGAAAATACTTTGAATACTGCTGCTGGTGGAAATAAAGGAAAAGCAATTACTGGAACAAATTATTCGGTTCAGGGGGTAATTAACAGTCTTACGGTCAAAGGACAATATCTAGCTTCAATATAAATATTTTTGTGTAATTTGAGTATTGTAAAATGACTGAAGAAAAGGGACCTACCTTTGTTGAAAAAGCAAAAAATCTTGCCAATTTTTCTTGGGAAATTATTAATTATGTTCATCAAAATGGACCAGCGTCTTTAACTGTTTCTGATGAAGTATATGAGAAGAGATATGCAATTTGTAAAGAATGTCCAAGATATCATGAGGGTAGAAATGAATGTTTAGAGTGTGGTTGTCATATTCCAGCAAAGGCAAAAATTGTTCTTAATTCATGTCCATTAAATAAATGGACAGCAGATAAAGAAGAATGGGAACGTAAAGTGGGCGAAATTGCAAAAGACCTTGACATATAAAAAAAATCGAATAGACTAACTTTGCTTGAGCTAAAAAAATGAATCTTAATTATGATGAATTGAAAGTTCTTAGAGGAGTCTTAAGACTTAAAAAAATGTATAAAGGGATGAAGTTCATTCCCAATGGAGTAGTAATTTGGGAGGATTGGATGGAAGAAAGTTTAGAAAAAATTGAAAAAGAATTGATTCGAATGAATCCAAATACACCACGTTGGAAGTGAGGACAATTTAAAAATTGTCCACTGGGTCGCACCAGGGGCGCTTTTCTGCTATAATAATCTCATAAGCGATGAGACCTGTGATCCAACTCCGACCTCACCAGCAACGTGCTCTGGATGCTCTACTTGAGTATGTCAAGGGGCAGGTGATTATGCCGACTGGTTCGGGCAAGACTCTTGTGGGTATTGCTGATGCTCTGCGTGAGTTTCAATCTGATGCCCCCAAGACCATTGTGGTGGTGGCACCCCGCATTCTGCTGGCAGAGCAGTTGTCTGCCGAATATCTTGAGTTTATCACGGATCCTATGGTTCGTGTGCTTCACGTGCATTCTGGGGAGACTCATCACGAGTCCACCACCAGTCCTGCTGGTATCTATGATTGGGCGGTGCAAACTTACAAGCGCAATCGTATCATCTTCACCACCTACAATTCCCTGCAGCGTATTCAGCAGGCAGATATTCACGTCGATACCATTTACTTTGATGAGGCACACAACAGCGTTCAACGTAACTTTTTTCCTGCTACGGAGCACTTTGCTGCTAATGCTGACCGCTGCTATTTCTTTACTGCCACTCCAAAGCATTCTATCACTGTTTCTAAACCTGGGATGAATGATGCTGCTGTCTATGGCAATGTGATCTGCAATGTTCCTGCCCCTGAAATGGTGGAGCAAGGTTACATTCTGCCGCCTAAAGTTGTTGTGAAGCAACTTGAGATGGTTCAGGACAAGCAGATGATTGCCGACCGTGACTCTGCTAATCTGTTGGAAACGATTGATGACAATGGTCTGGATAAGGTTCTGATTTGTGCTCGTTCTACCAAACAGATTATTGGTTTGGTGTCGCAATCTGATTTCTGCTCTGACCTCAAGGATCGTGGTTATTCTTGGATGTATATCACCGCCAAGACTGGTGCCGTGATTGATGGTAAGAAAGTGGATCGTGAGGTGTTCTTCGACACTCTCAATGCCTGGGGTCGTGATGATGCCAAGAAGTTCGTGGTGCTGCACCATAGCATTCTGTCCGAGGGCATCAACGTTCAGGGTCTGGAGGCGGTTCTGTTTATGCGGAATATGGACTACATTGGATTAAGTCAAAGCATTGGGCGCGTGATCCGCCTAGGAGGCGCCCAGAAGACCTTTGGACTGGTCTGTGTGCCTGTCTATGATAAGGTGGGTATCAGCACCGCCAAGAGCGTTCAGGCGGTGGTAGACACCGTGTTCAAGCAGGGTATGCCTGCCATCAGCGTTGTCAGGCGCTGATTTTTCTGCTATACTACTCACACACAAGGAGAAATCCAATGCGCTGCAAAGTCCAACTCTACATTGCTGGCAAGGTCTTTGATGAGATCGTTGAGGCACGTGATTATGAAGATGCCAAACGCACTGCCCTGGCACGGAACCCAAGTGCCAAGGTGATTGGTGTAACCGCAGTGTTCCGATGACCGAAAAGTTTCTAAAACCATTCATTCCCCGCCCTGGTGCTCTGGATGCCAAACCAGGAGACCCAGAAGGTTATGTAACCAAGGACGGAATGTGGGCTGCTGTTCCTTATGGTAAGAAATTTGTTATTATACATAAAGGACAGCAGGTTCATTTAGCTAACAACTATTCAACTGCCAAGTCTTACATCCTGAAGCAAGTGAA